TCTTGTAATAATCCGTATTCATGCTCACCTTCTTGTATAATTGCATATGAGTTTTCTTGTAGTATCATACTATTAGTTCCTAACTTTCTCATTGCATATTCTACTTCATAGGTTGTTTGATTTTGAAATAAATATAAGTTGTATGATTGAACTATTTCATTTATAGTTTTTACACCATCATTTTCTTTATTATAAAAATCTTGCCAAGTCATATTACCTATAAGTATAGAAAATAAAAAAAGGGAAGCTGGTTTCCCAACTTCCCTATGAATTTTTAATGGTAATAAAATTACTCTAAAACTTAAATAGTATTTAAGTCTTTGATGTAGATTTTACCATAATATTCTGGTCTAACCATCTTCTTAGCGTATCTCGTCATTACGCCCCTACGAGGAGTGAAATTTTGAGGATCGTACACTAATGGAGTCATGATTAGCGGTACATATGGAGCATATACTGCACCTGTTTCTAGGAAGTTATTTCCTCTATATCCCAATAGGATTTCGTTAGAAGTCATATATGGGTTTTTGTAAACAGTATATCTGTTAGCAATTGCTCCAACTTGAGTTACACCAGCTGCGAATTGTAGAGAGTCTTTATCAGCACTTACAGTAAACGCAGGAATGGATTCAAGAATAGTACATACATCAGGAGATGCAACGATAAAGTTTGCACCACCACGAAGTGTTAACTGGTGAATCTTGTTAGAAACTTTGTTTAGTTTCGTTCCAAGAGTTTGGAACCAAGTATTTTTCTGATAAGCAACACCAGAAGTACCTGCAGTCCAAGTTCCACTTGTTGGGTTGTACTCTTCACCAATTGTAGCTGACCAATATTCAGTAGTCAATGCGTTAGACTTTAACATATCTAAGATTTCCAAGTCAATCTCTAATGAGATGTAATCAGATAACATAGAAGTTAATTCAGCTTCAGCATCGATTGAATGGTAAGCATTCAAGTCTTGAGCCAATTCAGGAGTCCAAACTGCTTTTAACTTACGAGTCTTAGCAACAATTGCTTCACTCTTTAGTTCCAAGTCAATTTCTGGAATCTGTAAATCAGTACCATCATTAATACCAGCAGTACCAGTACCTTTTAATGGGTCTCTATCTTCGAAATCACCTCTGTCGTAATCTAAAGGTACAACACTATGGTCGACATCAACTGCAACTGCACCATTACCAGCGGAAGCTGATACAAATAGTACAAAGTTAGTACCATCGAAGTTATTGAATGCATTTACGTTTCCAACGATACCAGAACCTGATACCACGAATGATGGAGCCGCATCTTCATCAGCAGTTGCATCTACATTAGCTTTTGCAATTGTTACTTTAACAACTTCACCAGCTGCAACAGATGCAGATAGAGAGTTATCAAATCCTACTTCTTCCCAAGAAGCGGAAGCAGCTGCTGCGTTTCCAGAAGAAACAGTTGTAGTAGCTTCGTTTACTGAGTATCCATATCTACCATCTCCGTAAAGACCGTTTTCAGCAACATCAGTAGAACCTAAGTCAGTTCCAGAACCACCAAATAGGGATTCAGAAGTTGTTCTACCACCAGTAGCCGAACCATACTTAAAGTCTAAGTAAAAAATTAGACCTGAAGGTAAGTTCATTGGTTGTACGGAAACGAATTCCTTAGAAGCAATCTCACCAAAGATTCTTCTTACAAGAGGAAGGGCAACACCACTCCACTCTTCACTATTTGCGGCAGTACCTGTTGAGGTTGCCTCGTCAAGCAATTGTTTTGCTTGATTTTCCAAAAGAACGGCCATTGAGCCTTGTTCTTTTTCTCCCATTCCTTCAAGAAGTCCAGTTCTTTCCCATTTTGCTTTTAATCCACGAGTTTCCTCTAGCATTACCGCTTGTGGGTTTTTGGCTTCCATCAGTTTATTTAAATCAAAATTTGCCATTTTATTTTTTCCTTTTATGTTTATTATCCTTTAACGATGCCAGCTAGTTTTTTGAATCTTTCAGCTAGTACATCTGAACTCTCAGTTATAACTTCTTTTTTTGGAGCAGTAGACTTTGAAGGTTTTGAAATACTTTCAGAAATTCTGCGTGTCTTTCTTTCCGCTCCTTTGAAATTTATTGATTCAGCGAGAGTAGCATAAACCAATTTAACCTCTCTTACAGATGAAGTTCTGTCAAGATTTTCTACAATTTTAGCTTTTTGTTCATTAGTTAGAGAATAACCTCTAAATAATTTATTAGCATAAAGTAGTTTTGCATTTAGAAGGTTTACTTCATTGATAGTAGATTGGAGAGATTTAATAGTAGAATAGGCTTCTTCTAATTCAGCTTCTAGTTCTGAATCATCATCTTCCATTTCTTCCATATAGTCCTCTTCCATTTCATCATCATCTCCGTATCCCATTTCTCTAAGGATTTCTTCCAGATCTACGACATCTTCATCATCACCTTCTTCCATATGGTCATCATCTTCTTTTTCCATCTCTCTGAAAAGTTCTTCCAAATCGATTTCAGCGTCGTCTGCATTTGTTGGGTCATCATAACCTACACCTGCATTTTCTTCGACTTCATCATCACCATAATCACCTTCGTGATAATCTTCTTCGTATTCACCTTCGTTGTATCCTTCTTCGTATTCACCTTCATCTTCGAGTTCGGATTCAAGTTCTGCTATGATTTCTTCTAAGTCTAAGTCATCTTCGTCCTCAAACTCATCTTCTTCATGCATTTCTTCTTCCTCTTCCTCGTGCATTTCGTCATCATGTTCCTCTTCAGAAACTACATCAACGTTTTCATCTTCCTCACCTACTTCGTCATCTTCTTCATCTGTGTCAGATCCTAAGTCTGTGTGTGCATCTGAAGCGTCTGCTGATGGGTCAACTGGAGTTTCTCCTGTACCGTCACCAATATCACTTGAATCTAGTTCTTCTAACTCATCATCTTCATAATCATCTCCTTCCATTTCAGCTTGTAGCTTTTTTGAAAGAATAGATTGAAGTCTTGGAGTAAAAGCCTCTTCAAGGGCGATTTTGGCGTTTGCGATAGCAGTTTCTTTTACAGTTTTAGCATCGGCAATTGCTTCTTTTAACAATTTAGATTTTGCCATTGTTTTTTTACCTTTGTTAGGTTTTCTCTGAAGTTATTAGATAGGGAACTTCAATCTTTGTTTTAGATCGGTTGTTCGGTCACTTCACATAAAAGGGTGAGTATTCATTAACCAATAGACTTAAATTGATAAGCCATTATGTATATAAATATGGATATATTTTTAAAACGAAAAAATTAAGATTTTCCTAATCTTTTCTTCATTAATTCAGGTTCTATATCACTTATTTCATAATATCTGTTTAGGATATGTCCCATATCTTCATATAGGGCATGTAATCTATTGTCTAAGTTTCTAGCTTCTTCTGAAAATTTATCAAATTCTTTATCGAGTTTTTCCAACTCTTTCATATTTCTTTTAATGGTTACTTTATCGAACCAATCATCAGCTTCATTCAAAGTCAATTCTTTTGCTGCATCTATGACTCCACCAAGAGTTTCTGCAACCTCAACTATATCAGATTGTCTTTTCATTTGTTCTGAAAATGAATTATATGTTGAAATTATTTCTAAAAAATGTTTTTTTAATTCTGTAGGTAATTCTCTATCATCACCTTTTAATGATTCTTTAAGGTCAAACTTACCATTAACAATTTTAGCATCAGCTAAGACAGTTTTTCTAACGTCATTATATGCTTTATGAATTTTAGATGTTTTTGGATTTTTAACATCTACTTTAAAATTGTTTTTTCTTATATAATCATATAAATCAAATTTACTCATTGTTTTCCTTATTTTTCATTTAATTTTTCTTTGGAGTTGATCTACAATTTCTTTTCCAACTGAAGCAGGGATTCTCTCAATACTCCAGTTATAATTATCAGGAGTTTTTACTTTTATAATTAAACTATCTTTACTTTTATTATATTTAACATCTACTTCATGACCATCAATCTCTGATTCATTAATATTAAATCCGATTTTATTTTCATTTAAGTATTGCTTCATATCAAATTTTTTATTACTCATAATATTATATTATTTAATTTAGTTCGACTATAATTTCTCTCATTAAGTCTTGTGCTTTGCAAAACTTCCCACAAATATCAGTTCCTATTTGATTTTGTATTGATTCGTTCATAGGTCTCATAAATGCACCATGTGTAGACGGGTTAGAAACAAAATCCCAACCTATTAATTCAAAATCTTCTCCTACCTTTACTTTTCCTTCTCCTATATTTTCAGTTGAACCCATCCCTCTTGAAGAAATTCCAAGAGTTATATTAGATCGTAATAATTCTTTTAAGATATTACCAGATGGAGTTGGTAGTATTTCAACCGTACCCATTAAATCATTTCCTTTCCAATGAATTTCTTTGATATTATGAGAAACGTTTTTTAAGTTTATTACAGATGAATCTGGATGGTCTAGCTCACCAAGAGCCCTTCTTTCATTAATAAGTTTTTGATATTCATTTACCTCTCTTTCAAGAATTTCACGCGGGTAGACCCTTCCGTTTTGATTTTCAGCCCCTGCTCTTTGTAAGACACCAGAAACTAAAACTCTGCCAGTTCCGTCATCGTCTAGTTTTCCTTCAAATAAGTTTGTTTCAATTATTAGTTTTTTCATATTATCTTAACTCTGATATCCTATTTTGTATTTTTGATAATCTTTCACGGATTTTTTCTAAATGTCTTTGAGTTCTTTTCCAATATTGGTCAGAATTCATATCATTTTCTTTTTTTATTTTTCCGTACCACCGTAAAAACTTTTCTATTTCAGAAAGTTGTTTTCTAACATTTCGTATACCAACCCCAATTTTTTGATTTGGAGTTTGTTCGGATTTTTTAAGTTCGTGCCATCTATTTTCAGTTACTCGTTTAAAACCAGTTGATTGATTAATTCTATCTACAAAGTCATCATCAGTTTCATCATCTTCATCTGTACCATCAGTTTTTTTAAAAGCATTTGGAGTATTATAACCTGCTACATTTCCAGTAGTAGTTATTTCTTCCAACTCGTCATCGGATAACTCTTCTCGTACTATTTGTCTAATGATATTTTCTAACTTACTTAGATTCATTTATTTTTTTTAATTCTTTTATCAATTCATATCCTAACATTAAAACTGAAACTTGATTATCTTTAACTTCTCTTTTAATTTTTTGAGAGTTTAAAACATTCATAGTTTCTTTTAATTTTATTTTAGTGACTTTATCATCAATAGTTTTTAGTAACTTTGACATTTCTCCGATTACTTCACTTATTTTTGATTTATAAAAATCATTAAAATTCGAAGTATTATTTACATTATTAATATATTCTCTTAAAATTGATTTTTGATTAAAATCTAATTTAGAATATTTATTATTAAAGTTTTCGATTAAAATTTTATAACTCAATAATCGAACATCTTTTTCTTGTTTTTTATAAAACTCTAAAAATTTATCTTCTTTAATTTCTTTATTCTTAATTCTCTTTGAAGTTATATTTTCAATAATAGTAATTTTTGCATCAAAAACATCTTTTATATCATATTTTTTTTGATTTTTTGATTCAAATATTTTATATATAGAAGCATACTCCTTATAATTTTTTACCGATGAACCTAAAAAAGATTCCATATCAAATGACTCATTTATTTTTTTTACTAAATTATATTTCTCATTATTTAGTTTTTTATTATTAATTTTTTTATGAGCTTCGTTTATCGTATCAATGAATTTTTCGGCTCTAGATTCACCGTTATATTTTTCATTCATTAATAACTCATAGAGTCTTAATTCTTTATTAAGTTCTGTACCTTGTTTAAAAAACTCTTGAACTATTTTTTTGGCATTTTCTTTTTTATCGCCATTTAAAACTTCTAGCGTTATTTGTCTAGTTAATAGTTCAAATAATATACCTGTATTTTTAAACTTAGAGTGTTTTATTTTTTTCATTATTTTCCTTAAAATTATACCAATAGATAGTAAATCTCTTTATATAAATATAGATTAAAATTTATTTATTAATTTTTTGTTCGTCAATCAAAACATCATCACTTAAAAAGTCTGATTTTTCACTTAAAACCTTTTTTACAGATGAATTTCCGCTTATATATTCCCTTGCAAGTTTTTTTCCTTTTAGTTTACCTGCTTTATTAGATTGTCTTTTAAGAGCCTTTTGATCTTCTAATGCATCTTCTGAAAGATTAAATATAGTTTTATATACCCACTTCTTACTTAACATATTAAGTGGTTGTATATCACTAGCAAGACGTATTTTTTCAGACCAAAGATTTACTTTTTCTTGTTCGTAAATTGTTGATGGGTTTGTTAGTGTTAAATCAAAATTTACCATATTGTAATCATCAATTCCTTGAGCTGCCAAATGAACTACTGCTATTTTAGCCAACTCCGAAACAAGACTACGTTGTATTCTCTCTATTGTTCGTGCAAATCGTACATCTTCGGCTGCTAGTGTTGCCTTACCGTTTACCGTTTCATCATATCCTAAGTAAGCTTTTGGAATTTTAAGAGATGCAAATAATTTATTTTGTAAAAATTCAATATCTTCGGTTGCTGAATAATCAAGTCCATTTAATGACTCAATCTGTGTACCACTATCGCCACCCCTAACTGGTAAAAAGAAATCTTCAGTTAGATTTTGAATATTGTACTTTAAGTTATAATCACCTGTCTTTTTATCTAAGAAAGGTGTTTTTTTCATTTTGTTGATAATCTTTTGCATATAATTATCAACTTCAGTTGGATTTATATTACCAATATCTATTTTGAATATTCTTTTTTCTGGTGCCCTCATTATACGATGTATCATCATCGCATCTTCCATAAGTGAAAGTTGTTTCCAAATTCTTCTACCATTTTCAATCATAGATTTTCCATATGGTGCAAAATTAGTATCACTTTTTAATAAAAAATGTCCTATTTCATAATCTTCATAATCTTGTTTTCCAAGTGGGTCATTTTCTATTTTAAATTTTACATATGATGGATTTTTTGGGTCAAATCCTTCAATTCTTTCAGTTTCATAAATAGATGATGGTTGAATATTTATAATTCCTTTATTTGGTTCAATTTCTAATTGTAAGAAAAAATCTCCATACTTTACTAAATTTCTAGTCCAACTCCATAAATTATGTTCTATATTCATAATATCATAAAACAAGTTCGTCAATATTTCTTTTACATCTTCATTTGATGAACGAATAGTAAGAACATCACCAAACTCATCTTTTAAGGTACATTCATCTGCATATATATCTAATGCAGATGCAATAATTGGGTCATTATCCATTGCATCATAATCTCTAAATAATTCTCTACGAACTTGGTGATAAGCCATAGATTGAGCACCACCTTGTTGCTCATAAAAAGACCTTTGAATTTTAGTATATCTATCTCTAAGATTTACTAAATTCGTACTATTTTGTCTTTCATTTGTATCAATTACTTTTCTTTTTCCATCTTTATCAAGTCTTACAATTGCTTGATTTGAAAAAAGTTTTTGTAGTTTTTTGAAAAAATTACTATTGTTGTTTTCTGCCATAGTTTTACTTTTATATTATAACTTATTCTTTTATTTGGATTTTTAAATCCCCGTTTCCTTTAATAACTCGGTGGTATACTTCTTTTGGAATAAAAAGTATATCATTATTTTGAAGTTCTTTTGGTAATTCATTATCCATTTGAAACTTCCAACCATTTGATTGAATAACCTTTACTTCTCTATCCCTTTTATCTTTATGCCATACAAATTCATTTGAGTCAGTGTTTTCTGTAAAAACTCGTTCAATAATTGTATCATTTATATTTTGTTTATAAGGAGTTTCCATTACCAATATGTATTCATATTTTTACTTCCACCTAAATTTTTCCAATATCTAGGTAATCTACAACTCCAATAACCAGCTTTGGTTTTATCTTTTTTATCTTTACAATTATGTCTATCTGCAAATGATTTTCTAGCTTCAGGGTCATTTATTTTAGCCGATAATCCCCCTTTAGCATCACCAAAGTTAACTTTAATTACATTTCCTTTTTTATTCTTTACATAAACCTTATACTTTTTTGGACCTGAACTTCTTGTTGGTTTATTTAAATCAACATCTCTACCTTGATATTCTGACTCAATCATGGGAATATCTAGTGGAACTTTTTTACCTTCAAATAAATCCCAATTTCCAATATCAGTTTTTATTAACTCAATATCATATTCTGATAATTCAATTTTACCTTCATTAAATAAAGTACGAGCTTCATTAAATAATTCAAAAAAATTATTAGAACTATAACGATATATATTGTTTATCAAATCAATATTATTTTTAACATGATAATTTAATCCTTCGGATATTGGTATAAGTTCTTTTAGTCTAATCATATATATAAATATAAGTAATTTCTTATAACCAATCGGTTAAATCTACTTCATCATTACCGGCCTGCATCTTCCAAGGATTTTCATCAAAATCACTTCCACCATAAATTCCAGTATACGTTTTAGAAGTAATATGATTGATGGTATTTTTGGTTAAATCTACTCCTTCTTGTCGTAATCTAAGTGCAGTATCCCTTACCCAAAGTGCAATAGCCAGTGCCATGGTTAAGTCATCATTATAACCTTGTCTTGCTTGAGCTTTACCATTTTTCCAAATAAAAGTAAATAGCTCGTCTAATTGTCTTTTAGATTTTATGATAACAGTTTTTTCTTTAAAATAATCGTCTAATTTAGATATAATTAACGGTCTTGTTTTTGTATTTGTACTAAAACCTGCTACCATATTTCGGTCTTGTGATCTATATTTATTTGAGAACTGATTTTCTACATCAACATATTTTAAATCTTTACTCATATAAAATAGATTATCGTAACCTCTATCTATAACCTGTTGTATTGTTGCCCAACCAATATTTGAATTTTCAATTACAAGTAAAGCATTATTATAATCAGTTGCCAAAGAAACCAAAAAGTTTCCAAAATCTTTTGTATCAATTTTACCACGATATTCTGCAACTTGTTCTACGGAGTCAATATTAATAACATGAGCAGCTGAATAATCTGTTGAGTCACCTCTAGCAACATCAGCCACTACCATATATGATTTTGTATAATCAGGATATTCCCATTTCCAAAGATTTCCATCAAATCCACCCTTTTCAATAGGGTCTTCCATATACGTTTGTTTATAGAAATCTAAAATTACAGGATCCACTATCGACTCACCAGATGTAATGAAGTCACAATCACATTCTTGGGCTGCCTTCTTTGCGTCTCCTAATAATGAATCTTGATTATCTCTCCACGCTTGGTCTCTTTCAGGATGAACCGACCAATGTAATCGTATAGGGTTAAATGAGTTTTCATCTTGTTCTGCTCCTTGCCACATTTTATGAAACCAATTACCAACCCCATTTGGAGTTGAAACTACAATAGCATTACCACCCGTTGAAAGAGTAGATTGAGAAGAAACCCATATATCTTCAATCTTGTCTATAAAAGCAGCTTCATCAAACACCAAAAGAGACAAAGCTTCAGAACGACCTGCATCACCTGCTGCAGAAGTTGCTTTTATTTGAGAACCATTAGCATATCTTAGTGAAAGTTTATTATCTTCTATTGTTGTTAGTTTTAACCAACTTGGTAAGTATTGATTCATTATTCTTACTTTGGTCACCAAGTTTTTTGCAACTTCTTGTTTGGTTGCAATTACCAACACATTATAATCATCATTAAATAACATTTTCCAAAGAGAAAAACCTGCGGTAAGAGTAGATATACCAGTTTGACGTGATTTTAAAATAATATTATATCTATGGTCTTTGAATTGAGTTAAAGTTTTTTCTTGAAAAGGGAATAAGTTAAACATTATTTTTCCCTTTGTTGGGTGCTGTATTTTACAGTACTTTCTCATAAAATAAATAGGGTCTTGAGCACATTTTTGGTACTCTTCTCTAATTATTTCTTTTAATGATTTTTTTTGTTGTACTGCCATATAAAATTACTTTCCAATTTTCCAATATAAACCAAAATCTACATAGGGAGCTAATTGAGAAGTATTTGAATTATTTTGTATTCCTGCTCCTAATTTAAAAACTCGGTCTTGTTTTGTTTTCCAAAGAAAAGAACCATTTACATTTGTTATTACATCTTCTTGATTTAATCCTGTTCCAAATCCCCAATAAAATTCATTTTTAGGAAGTTCTTTTACGATGGTTGTATTATATACTGTGGGTACTCTAAAAGTCCATTTTACATTTCTACTTTGAATTTTGTTTTGAGAAATTACATCACTAAGTATTCCAAATCCTAATGTAGAAGGAGGCTTATTTCCAGTTGAGTCTGTTATATTGTTTGGAAAATCATAATCTAAATTAAGAGTATCTATTACGGTATATGATGCAAAATAATCTTCTAAAATTGCGGTTGTATCAACATCACTTGGTATTTCTACTCGTACCGTATCAGTTCGGTAAACTGTCGTTGGTACATACTCTGTTACCGTTACTTCTTTTTCTACTACAACAGTATCTACTTTTTGAGATAGTAATTCATAATCTGTACCATCTACGTTAATAGTTTCTATATCACCATTATCATCTCCTCCAATATTTTGAAAAAGAACAACGGAACAAAGTAACATTATTAAAACTGCTTTAAGATCTAATTTCTTCAACAAGCTCATAATTTTTATCTTTTAGTAAATCATACATTTCGTTTCTTTTTTCTATAACTTCTGCAAGTTCTTTTTTACCCTTTTCTATATCATCAAGTAAATCTTGTTTTACTTGTTCTGCGGGTTTGGGAGATTGCCATTTTTCTATACTTCCATCTTCATTTACAAATTCATAATGGTCTTTTACACTACCAAGTGCATCATTTAGTTTTTCTAAAACTTCCGTACCATAAGATGCCATATTTGAATATATTTTGTATTTACTATATTCTTCCCATAGTCCATCTTTTTTAATTTCCCATTCTTTTTTAGCTAAGCATGTAGAACAAAAACCTGTTTTAGATATTAGTTTTTTATCGGTTCTTCCATACTTTTTCTTTCCACATTCTTTTGATTTACACGTTGAAAGACTTTGTAGGTATTTTCTTACTTCTGTAAAAACTTTTGAATTTTTTCCTGACTTGGTTATATATCCTTCTTTTTGTTCGTATATATAGTTTTCATCTTCCCAAGTTTCACCGACTTCTCTTTTTTTGTTTTCTTTTTTTTCTCGGTATCCAACTTGTATATCTTTATCATACTCACCCGTTAAAACCATATCCGCCAGTTTTCTTCGGGTTGGATGCATATATGATTTTTTGAACTCTTTATCTGCCATAATTTGTTTTATTTAATATATTTATATATATTAGATTTTCAAAAAATCAAAAATTAGTAATACATTAAACCTAAAAGCTGATTGACACTTGCAAAGCTGCCAGTTAGTTTCATCGTCTTTCCATTATAAGTAAAAACTATCCCTTCATTTGGAACTATTTTATCTAAACCACCAACTTGATTTAATCGTTCTAGTTCTAATTTTAATTTTCTTATCTTGGAAGGGTCACCTGATTTTTTAATATCTTTGATTGCCTTTTTAACTCTATCTTTTATGTCTCTTGTAGCTTTATCTGGTGAAACAGTCAATACTGATGAAGTAAATTCAAGTATATCAGCTCCCAATCCTAAAAATATTTTTTCAAATTTATTTATATTTTCTTTTTCAATACGTTGTTTATCCATTTTATCTGTTTTCCGTGCCCAAGATAAAACTTCATCATCTTCTATATTTTTTTTGTTTAATCGAAATGATTTATCATCAAATGCCCATCTCTTTAACAATGCAGTAAAAACGGTTTCATCTAACTTTGATGGAGCATTTTTTTCAATCCAATTATTCCACCAAGCTTGGTGATATTCAGCTACACCATCACTATCTTTAAGTCCAAACTCTTTTTGTAGTTTATTTATCATTCCATTATATTTGGATTTTTTAGAAGATAAATTTTGAGATTTTGGTAATTCAATTATCGGTGGACCTTGAATGGTATATGTAGTTTGAACGTTTTTTTCAATTTGTTTAATCATACCGGCTAACGTTCTTGCTGCTGCTTGATTTTCTCCAATGGCATTTCCATCTTCATCATATTCCATCGTTCCATGAAATACTAATAAAGATGCACCATATGGTATTACATTAACAGAAGTTGGATATATAACTTCTAAATTCATAAAACAACTTCCATCTTTGAAAATCTTTTTTCTTTGTTTTGATGATAAGTTGGAAACTGCATTTTCTAAATCTCTCATAGCAAAATTATATGCTTTTTCTAATTCACCTCTACCTTTGAATTTTGTAGCCACTCCTTTTATATCTAATGCATTTTCACCACTATTTTTAAGATGTGATTTATTTCTAGCGGCAATCAAACCTCTATCATCTCTCCAAGAAATTGCAAGGGCTTGACCATCAGTTTTTTCTCTTGTAAGGTTTAATTCACCAGTCAAAGCTTTATTTACTATATCTTTTAACTGTCCAAAAGTTAAATTTACATCTTTATCAAATGGGTGATTCATATGTCCGTA